TTAAGATAGTAATCAATCGATGTTTTGAAATCTTCATATATTCTTTTTCTAAACTCGGCAAAATCTCTAAGTCCAAAATCCTTTCTTAGTATGTTGAAAAAATCTTTACCATATTTGGACTCTAATGAATTATTTATTGAATCTAAAAATGTATTTTCAAATGAGTATAATGAATCTAGTATACTTTTTTTATAATACTTAAAATCTTTATTTAGATTTTGAAGATTATTAAAGTCAGCAACATTTTGATTTGTAATATTGGCATCAGCAACTTTGAGTGGGAGTATTCGTATTTCTGATCTTGAAGGTGAAATCTCTTGTACCCAAACACGTCGTGATGCATCATCGGCACCTACACGATTTCTAACAAAATTAATATTTACACGAAGTATTCCGTTTGTAAAACCTAAATTTTGTAAAAGTTTTTGGATATCAATAGCAAGTTCTTTTTTACCTCTATTATTTGTTATATTAAATAGGTAATTTTTAATATCACCCGTTTTGATATAAGCCACAGTATTGCCTGATTTGTGTGGAAGTAAGTTATTATTAATATCGTAAACGGAAATTTCCATTACATCATACTTACAATCCCCAAAATCCGTATCTTCTATCTCACTATTTGAAAGTATAAACGCATCTTTATCCTGAAGAAATTTACCTTCATTATCTAATTTTTGATTTATCCTATCAAAGTTTGTATATTTTGTTATACTCATAATTTATTAATAAGATTTTGGCTTTAATTTACTAAAATAGGTATCAAACGTCATATCCTTTGTTGAATTATCGGCCGTTCTAGTTACAGAGACAAGAAATTTCCCACCACCATATCCACTTGAACCAGTATGACCTGCTACATCTCTTGGTCGTGAATCAAACCCACGAACAGCTCCCTCATCCAATCCAAATGTTATTTTTTTATTTTCATTTGGTTTTACAATAAATTCTGGTTCTGGTATCGTAAAGAATTTACCACCACCCGGCCATTGTGGTACTGTGAATTTTACTTTAATATCAGCAGTATCGTTATTGGTTATCGTTATATTAGTACCATATTTCCATCTAGAGCCACCACCCGATTGGAAGTCGGCTTCTATTTTTGCACCATTGGGTCTTGGTGGATCAAATACAACAATTGCAACTTCATTGATAACATCGCCCCCAGCAGCAAGTGCTAGATTTTTAGTGGAATTTTGTATAGCTTGTTGCTGTTGAACTGCACCCAATTGCGCTTGTAATCCTTCTATAATTGAGTTTAGCGAATCAATTTGTTTAATTAGTGCTTCGATTTGCGCCTTATATCCAACATTTTGAGCTTGTAGTGATGCTCTTAAAATGGACTCATCTACTGATTTTTGAATAGCGCTTTGAATCTGCTTTGTAAAATCTTCAACTGTACCGGTTAGCGTATTTAATTGATTTGATAGGGCATCGTTTGTTTGCTCTATATTTAATCTATTATTAGTTTCAGTTTCAACTTGCGATTGTAATTCATTTATAGTTGAATTTAGTGTATCAATTTGTATGTTTAAGCCGGTTATTTGATTTGTTAAATCTGCATTTAAAGTTACCTGCTCATCATATAGAGGTTTTGGTATCAGATCCCTTACTGATTCTGGAATATCAGGTTTTAATTCACTTACTTCTACATCTATGGCTTTTATTAGTTCATTAACATCTACCTTTGGTTTGTTAAGCGATTTGAATACCAATGATGTTGCAACATTTGTTTCATCAACAGTTGTAATACCATATTGGTCTTTGGCAATAGCAGATGAGCCCGATACACGTAGTATATCTTCAAATTGAATTTTTCTATTCTCTTGCAGCTTCTCTGCTATAACCTCCAATGATGTTAATGCCATTATTAAATTATTTCAAACGTAAATTTATCATCTATAATAGTAGATATTCCACTATCAACTATTTTTAGTTTTATTTTATAATACCTTCTAATTGGTAGAGTTGTTAAATCCAAAATAAAATAATTACTCGTTGAATCACAACTTATTTTTGTATAATCCCCAAATGGAATTAATGTTTCACCGGTAATATAATCTTCCAACTGATAATAAGTAGTGGTTGGTAAATATTTTGATTGGTCGTATGCGAATGTTGTACCAAACGATTTCAATGGGTACGTATCTCTACCTTTTACACGTATTTTAACTTTTGTATCTTTTGGATATTGTGTTTTGAGATTAGTAAGAGTTACCTTATAACCTTCTTCAGCCGAACCAGTCACCGGCCTTAAACTGCCAGTACTAAATAAACTATCATCCCAAACAATTTCTAATTTTGGTTCGTATATTGTTCCGGTTTCTTTTGAATAAAATTTAAGAGAACCATAATCCAAACTATCCGCTTCATTTACCAATCCATGTCTTAATATCAGTCCATTATTTACAAACGAACCACTTATCCAACGATTAAGTAGGCCTGTTATATCCATACGAATATCATCGGGCTGATAACTAAATGATTGAGATGCTTGCGAAGCGGTGTACCAAATACCACCTTCCGCATTTGCCGAACCGGTTGTTCCTGATACGAACACAGCACTACCACCTATTGTATTTTCTTGCCATCTATTAACACCATTACGAAATCTCCAACTCACCCCTTGCTGAATACTAGCCGATACTAAATTAGGACTCGATGCCGTTGCTTCAAATCTCATAAACTGCCCCATATCCCAACTTTCCGATACTGCATTTGCATAAATTGTATATTCCAAAGGAAGTCCTGTAGAGTTTGCCGATTTTAAGTTTAAGTACCCTCTCCAACTACCAGTTATTTCTCCGGAAGTAATTGATGCCGATACGGTTGTTACATTGAATTTTATAAGAGTTCTTTGTATTTCTTTATTAGCACCATAGTATAGTTTTCCAACTTCTAAAATTGGGTCTAAACCGGCGTTACTGGTAGGTTGTTGTAAATAAATTGATGCATCAAACGATGCGGTATAAAATTTATGCATTATAGAGCCCTCCCTTTTATGTCTTTATTTGGATATTTTACTTCAAAAATACAAGGGTCTAATGATGGATAGATTATCTTTCCAACCGTTGCCTGTTGTATGTTATAGCGATTTGTTGAATAATTATTTTCAGATCCATATAGATTTGATACCTCCACCTTTGGTACACTCAATACGCCTTCTACATTTGCCAGTATCAATTCAATTTCGGAAATATTAATTGGTTTGTTAAATGTCCAACTATCAATATTAAAGTAATCTTGCATTTCTGTTAAGCAGCTGGTAAGTACTTCTCTTTTATTGAAATTTGGATAACATATAATTTCAAAATCCAATCCCACATTTACAATGTACCCATCCAATATATTTACGGCATCGGTTAATATACGATATTCACTTAAATATGTTTTAATATTTTCTTTTACAGCAGCATTTACGTTTGTTAATTTTTTATTACTATCATATGATAGAACATACATATTAATCGCAAACGGGTTGTTTGTTAAATTAGTTGCTGTTCTTTTATTTGTAAGGAATGTATTTAACTCCGATTGTACTTCCTGTTTAGTTAATCCGTTTAATCGTTCAACCAAATTAGATAGTTCGGTTAAATTTTTTGCATTTGATAATATGGCTTGTGCATCGTTTGAATCAATTTCGGAATCAGGAGATACATACACCTTTGCAACACTACCATACCTTTCGGGCATACTTAATGCTCTTACAACGTAATCTTGGCGTGTTACAGCACGATTCTGAGAACCAAATGTTGCTAATGCATTTTGGCGAATTTCTTCAATACTTTCCGCACCACGACCACCAACAGCGGGCTCAAGATTTTCAACGGCTACTGATTGTTTTATAGTAGAATACAATGTTTGATCTGTTATTGATAAAAGGTCTTCTTCATATTCTATTCTACTGATTGTTGTTAAATCTCCCGTATTTACATTGGATGCAACTCCTCCGCCAACTAAATATTTTATAACTAAAGTTTTACCAGCCGGTGAAACTCCGAAGGTACTTGTTTTTAAGAAATTTGAAGGATCAATTGATGATAATAATCGGTTTATGGAATTGGATGTTCCTAATCCAATATTTTTTGAATTTGGTAAAACTAAATCATCATTTATACTCGTATCACCACTACCAAATTGTATATCAAATGTATTATTTGAATTTACTTTTACTGAAAATCTTTTTGGTACTTTTTGTACTTCCAAAATATATGGTACGGATTGTACATAGCTAGATAATTGACCATTAGCCGTTGTATTTGGTTTTTCAACAAAAATACTCTCTTGTGCTAAGTATGGAACTTGATAGTATCTATCATTTGTATCTTGTTCGTATACCGAAGTTACTTCTATTATATTTGTATCGGATAATGTTACAAACGGATAACTTATATCACTACTTGCTATAATAACACTGGTCTCTCTTTCAACCGCCGAAATGGCCTGTATTTTTTTAGTAATCAAATAAAAATCAGGCTGACCAGTTGATTGATTTCTACTATAAACGCTTATTTCTCTATCGGTTGGATTAGCAAAATCCACCGAATCTGTTGTTCTAAATATTATGCCCGAGTTTTCTTTAGATGTAACTTCCAGTCCATCTTTTATTTTAAGATAGTACGAAGTATCGGGAGTATTTGATGCTCCGGTACCAGTTGAAGGTACTAATTGGTATATGGTTAAATTAGTTACAGCCGGTGTACTTACTTTTGGTTTATA